AAGGAGAAAAAATTATGTGATGATGAAGAAAGATGAAAACGACTTAGAAAGACATCGGCACGGACAAAAACCATATAAAAATTTATTTCGATATTACAGGGTTTGTCGTCAATTCTTGGCAGAACGATATCACAAAAACAGAGGCAAACAGCCTTGGGGCAATTATGAAGAATGAATACAAACTAAACCCAACCAGACCTTACGTTGAGGGCGTTCACAAAAAGAAAACCGATCCTGAGTTCATATCCTGGTTTGAAGAAAACAAAGGCGAGTTTGCGGATTGGTTTGTCAAAGGCGTTAAAGAAGGAAGCAACCTTTGTACGGCCAGTGCAGTTTGGGAATGGGAAAAAGCCACAAAAAATTACAACTATTAAATAAGGAACAACAATGAACGAAGAAGTAAAAAACGAAGCAACCGAAGAACCGATACCAGTCATCAAGTATGAGAACGCAGAGGGCAATGAAGTTGAGATACCTGAAAGCGATCTGAGCGATGCTGAAAGGGATTTGGTAAATGACCTTAAAAACATCCATGAAGCATTGCGTTCACATGACGAAACGCATAAGCAAGGACTGTTGAGGCAATCATTGACTCTGAACATAAACCTTTTAACGGATCGATTACAACAAGAGTTTGCAAAACGCGATGAAGAAACACCTCAAATCATTACTGAAACCAAGACGATTGAGTCTTAAATTTATTCTCGCTCTCATAGCGATTATCTTAATTGGAGTCAACATGACCAAAATCAACAACAGAGGACTCAACCTCATAAAACAATTTGAAGGATTAGAAACCAATGCTTATCGAGATGCTGCCGATGTACTCACGATTGGCTATGGGCATACCAAGGGCGTTAAAGAAGGCGACTCGATTACTGAGCAGTTTGCAACGGCAATGCTTGATAAAGAGTTGCGAGAATACGAAGGCTATGTCGATCAAATGGTGAATGTGCCATTGAACGAGAACCAACATGCAGCTTTGGTTTCTTTTGTTTACAACTTAGGGCCAACAAACTTTGCCAGTAGCACATTGTTAAAACGATTGAATGAGGGCAGATATCAAGATGTGCCAGAACAAATCAATCGTTGGAACAAAGCCAGAGTCAAAGGTGAGCTGACAGAGCTGGAAGGATTAACCAGGCGCAGACAAGCAGAAGCCGATTTGTTTAATGAGGAAGCGTAATGATTCAAAATGAATTTCAAGTCGATGAGCTGATCCACACCAAAGGACTCGAATACGGACATCCAAGACGATTTATGCGCCAGTTGGCGAAAGTGTGGAGTGGGGTGCTTGATGTGGACATTACACCCGAACAAGCAGCAACGATGATGGTGTTATTTAAATCAGTGCGTTTGTATAACAAGCCAGACAAAGTTGACACCCAAGACGACATTCAGGGCTATCTGAAAATAATAGATATTTTAAATAATTTTGAATAAAGTTATATTTTTTTTTAGAATGATTCTAACTTCACTAAAACCCCCAATTATGAATCCAAGTGAGCCAAAAGGAACGCGAAAATTTATTATCTGAAATCGAACGATACAAGTTTATGTTTCGTGTGGTTTTTTATGGGCTGGTGATTCAGACGATTATGTTGGTGTTGGTTTAATAACCTAACAATCCCATAATTGGGTCGCTTGCTTGACCACTTAAATATGGAACTGTTTTCTCTATTCCTTGACTCGTTAAATCAATACCTTTCCTCAGTGCAACATTTGTTGCGGGATTTTGCAACAGACCCAAGTATGTTGCTAATGCTAATGCCCCTGGTGCGCCACCAACAGTCGGTGTTCCGCCCAATAGTGCTGCACCAGTTAAGCCTCTTGTTGCCGTTCCTGAATCACCCAATATACGAGCAACAGTGTCTTGACCAGTTGCAGCAAGGTCTTGTAATTTTGCATCGCCTCTTTTGAACTGAATTTTGTTTCTTGATTGATCCGAACCTTTTATTGCCGCCCTTAATTGTACTGGCGTGAATAAATCATCTGCTGATTTTATTGTAGCTTCACCAAGTATTTGTACCTGATTATAAGCATTATCAATTTGATTGAGTTGTTTAATACCAGATGTGTTGGATTTGAAGATGTTTTGTACTATTTTAAGAACCTCTGATTCATCAATTACTTCAACTTTGTCTGACTTCTGCCCAGTTCTTATATCTCTTTTAATCTTTTGCAACAGCTTTTGCACTTCTTCGCCTTTGAGTTGATTTCTGTTCTCAAGGGGTTTCAAATAGCGATTTACGATTTTAGAACGCTGTTTAAAATCAAGGCCAGAACTGTTTAATTCGTTCAAAATGTTTTTTCTGACAGATTGTATGTTAGGAATTTTTAAGTTTGGCACAACCTCATCGTATTTTTTGCTGAGTTGTGATTGAACATTCTTATACAAACTATTCACGGGCAAGTTAAAATCAACATCAATTCCTTTAATGCCATCAACAGCTTTTTTGAAGCTCAACTTATTAAAAGATTCTTGACCACGCCTCAATGCTGCATTTGCACCTGTGGCTGGGAAACTTGTCAAACCTTCTTCAGCCAATTTCAAACCAGAGCCAATAATGCCACCGCCTTCTCCGCCCATGGCTTGTCCAGGCGTTAGTGGAACATCTTGATCTAAAAGTGTTCTAGCTTTTGGCGTGACCTTTGGCAATACTTTGTTTGCAATACCGCCGACTGTACCACTTAGAACTGCGCCAGTTGCCGCACCAGGTAAACGCTCAACAACATTTCCTTCGCTTGTGCCAGCACCATATAGTGTGCCTTGAGCTGTAGCAGATTTGACTGGATTTGCTCTGATTGCGCTAGTGACGGGTTTTATTGTTTTTGCAGCGGTTTGTGCGCCAGCTAGACCGCCTCTTGCCGCAAGTGTTGTGCCGCCTGATAAAATGGCTGGAAGTATCGCACCACTTATTTCAGAACCATAAGCTGCAACGGGTTGTTCTTCTCTGAATCTGTTTATGTCAGCCCTAACCTCTTGCACGATATCATCGTATTCTCTATCGCTTACCAATGATTTAACGAACGCTTCTGCTTCATCACCAAAACCAAAAGCCAGTCCTTGACCCAATGTAGCGCGCGCATAGTCTCTTACTCCACCCACATTGCCAGGCGTGCTTATAGGGGCGTTGCCGCCTTCTTTTAGCTTCCTTAACTCTTCTAGGCTTTTCATTGATTTCTTTTTCTTACTTCTTCTTCGAGAATTTTAAAGTAAATTGAGCTTGCATCTGTGTTCAGAAACTCTTGCTCAAGGGCATCATCGCTTAACAGTTTCATATCTTGTCTATAAAAATCTTCAATATCGCTTCGGAAATCTTCTTCATCATATTTTTGAACTTTTAATCCAGCAATCGTGCCTTTATCTTCATAGTATTTAGCGGCAGCAGCTTTGTAGTTTTCTGCTTTTTCTATTCTATTGATGAGCTGTGTCAGTCTTTCAATGTTTTCAGCTTCGCTTAATAATGGGTTGTATGCTCTTTGTATCAATAGCTCACCCTCTCTTTCTGAGAACTGACCACCCAATATTGCTTTCAAACTCAACTGTGCAACAGAAGCAATCCTGTCTTGTGCAATAGCACCTTCTTCATTGAAATATGCGTTGGCTGCTGGGTATTTAGTCAAAATACCTTCGCTTATGCCTGAGATGCTTTCTCCTGATTTTTCAGCATCAACCAAAACATCTCTGACACCTTTTAAATTTTCCAAATATGTCTGCTCAGTGCTTCCACCGCCCTTCAATAACCATTCATTCGTGTACCATTGTCCAAAAGCCTCGTCTGATTTGAGTTGTGCTTTTGTTAATGGCTGTTCACCAAGAAATCCTTGCTCTGCTGAAGTCTCAGAACTGACAATTTCAGCTTGTCTTTGCGGATCGTATTTATATGCACCAATACCAGCCTCGGCGTTTCTGATTGCAATAGTTAAATCATTATAACCCTTACTCCCTTCAGGATATTTATCTCTTGTTTCGTACAGACCAGAAATAAAATTAGTGTTTTGCATAAGTGAAGTGTCATTTGAACCTTTTTCATTTTCTATCCTTATGCGTTCACCTTGTAAATATCCTTCTGTGCCAAAAAGATCAATTAAATCTGTTTCTGTAAGTGTTTCACCGCGCATAGATTTTGCCAATGCTCTTTCTTTTTTGGCTCTTTCTTGCATAGCCACCATTTGTTGCTGTCTAAGGATCGTATTCTGCGTTGGGTCTTGTCCTCTGAATATGTCAGACAAAGCACCCATGATGATTGCTGCCTTTTGATTCTTAGGCGTGGCATTGGCATTGGGTGTTGCAACAGGCAACATGCCTCGTGGGTTATATCCCGTTGCTGGGCCAGTTGTCACAGGCATATTTAATTGACCGAAATAACCAGGTGTCATTGGAAATTTCTGGTTGGGGGCTGTTCGCTGTGGAAATTTAAAAGGTGTATATGCCATTAGCCCCACCTTCCGCCAGAGCCAAATGGCCCGACATTACCGACAGCCATAGCAGTACCGAGTCCGAGCAATCCACCCAAGACATCGCCAACACCTGTGGACTTCCTTTGTGTCGTCTGGCCCTCAAATGGTAAGCCTGAGATCGCTGAACTGAGCAATCCCGCTTGTCTGAGTGGGAAGTCAACGCCTCTGGCAAACTCACCGAATTGTGCATCGAGACCCGCTTGTCCGAGACCTTGTTGTTGACCGCCAATGCCACCGAGTAAACCGAGTGTTCTGTATTGATCGCCCAACATGCCTGATTGTATGCCTGTTCTGTAATCACGATCCATCATGCCGAGCTGACTGGCTTTGTCGAATCCTTGTGATCTCAATCCAGCCGCAGTTCTGCCGACAGCATCATAAAAAGCTCTGTCGCCTTCTGCTTCCAATATGCCCGATCTGGAACCGCCAAAAGCACCCGCACGAATAGCACGATCTTGTGCGCCCATTTGTTGCAGTTGTCTTGCACGATTAAGGTCGTTGATTGAAGCATCAATGACTTGTTCTTGATAAGGGTTTTGATATTGAGAGATGTCCAATGGGCCAGTTGCCATTCCAGCTAATTCACCCCTTGGGTTGTAGCTCATTGCATCGCCAAACATGCCTCTAGTGGCTGCAAAAGCATCCATTTGATCGGGATTAAATCCTGAGACCAAATCGCCTGTGTATGGCGTAAACGGAATTTCTGCTGCACTCTTAATACCAGAGTACGTTTCTAAATACTTTTCCTTTAATTGTGGATCAAGTTCTGTGGTTGCTGTTGCTGCGCCTTTACTCATAATTCTTTACTTATAATGTGTTCTTTTTTAAATCCGTGTCGTGTTGCGTATCTTTGCCATCCTTTTCTGCCACCGCCGAAAATCTTTTTGCACTCGGCAATGCGGGCGAAAGTGGTGACTGCTTCTAGTATTTCCTCACAATCCGACATCTTTCCCGCCAAAAACAATAGGTTCATGGCTCGGTATTGTGGGAACTCGACCAATTCTGTGATTATGCAAGATTGCTGGTCTTTTAAAGGGTGGGGCCATAACATCAGCTTTCCTGTTGCTATGCCACGCTCAACATCAAGTATATCCCATTCTTCTTGATATTTTAAGCACGATGACACCAATGGCTTACACCATTCCCATTGTTTCTCCCACGCCTGTCTATGTGACTGAGGTCGTGGAGAGATTTCCTGAGTTGTCAACGCTGAGTTTGTACTTGGTTCCATCTGGACTAATCAATACTAATTCGCTTTGGTCGCCGCCATCAATTTCGATTCGTTCACCTTTTTTAAAGGATTGCCCGTCTCGATATTCAACTTCGCTGACCAAATTATTCATATAACCTCTGTCGTAATTATCGCCTGGTCTTGTGAGTGCTTGTCTTGCCATTATCTTCTGCCTCGATTGGTGACATCCAAGCGTATATCGCCCAATTTAAAATCTTGATTTGTGTCTCCTGTTATCGTCATCATCACCTGTCTTCCATTGAATCGGGCATCGGTATAACCGTCTGATTCAAAGGTGAAAGAACCGAAGTCAAACGTCTCTCCCAGAGGCGTATATTTGCCCTTAAAACTAATGGTGACACCAGGTAGGGTAGATGCCTCGCTGTCAGGAATGATTTGATTACATTGCACATAATTGTCGCCTTTGCCGATCTGGATCGCACCCGATGTGGCATACGGTTTTGTGCTGCCGAGACCAGGACTGTTGAATAGATTGCCCGACTCCATTTTGTAAACATTTCCGCTGTCGTCACAAGCAATAATGTAGTCAAATATGCCTTCATCGAGATAGCAACCGCGACTGAGTGTGCCAACAGCAAATGTGTTTTCGGCGTAGTTCCAGATGATGTATTTGTTTGGCACTTTGCTGTCGCCGCTTGGAAAGAACCACCATATCTCATTGAATGAGCTGTTGTGACCGCCACAGACTGCACCTGAGTATTGTTTGTTGATGTTGTCAAAAATAAAATCAGACACGCTGCAAGGAATTTCTCTCACTGAGCCGTCATATAGGAATATTGTTTTTTCGCCAAGCCAAGCAATGAAATTGCCCGCTTGCACGATTGATCTGGCTGAGATGGCTTTGCAGTTTGTGCCAGCATCATTGATGCCATACACGAAAGGTTGGCCCGAATAATAGAGCCTAGCCAGACCCGTTGATGTAAATAAAATCATGTCGGTTTGCCATTTAACGCCCGCCAACAGATCAGAAGATGTCGGCACTTGTAGATCGCCCGCCGTGTTTGTAGAAGCCGCAGTCCATGTGGTTGATGCTTCTCTCGATGACCATTGCACTTTCCTTGGGTCTCCACCCGCACCGAGTGCCACAATGTGTCTTTCATTGCTAACCAATACGCCAGAACAACCCGTGGGTGCATTGGTGAGTGCCACGCCCGCAGCATCGGGTGATCCAGAACCCGCATCGGGTCGCCATTGATAAATCTTTCCATCTGACGAGCAGTTAAAGATTAAATACTCGCCCCAGTTGTCAAAAGAATAGGAATGTTTGGCAAACGAAAGCCCTGATTGCGATCTGGCATCCCCATAATCTTCGACATTGTAATTGTATGCGCCATATCCCAATGGGTCGGTTGATTTTGGAGTGACGAACGAGGCTGGCGTGATGTCGTACCAAGTCAGGTTCTCATCCATATAGACATAAACTTTCTCTCTGGTTCCAACCGCAAGTAAGTTATTGCCGTCATTGTCTTTCCAAGAGAATAGGCCAATCGGCGCACCCGTGAGAGCTGATGACTTTAAATATTCCCAACCACCGATGTTTTTAAGTATGCCTTCTTGAAAACGAATCAGGTTTGAGTCGATCCATCTTCCCTTGGCAGAATACTCAGTACCAGATGTGACCACACCTGGTGGGGGGCTGACGGAAATAAGGGCCATGATTAACCGCCTATGGTTTTCGTTTCAGTCGTAGGCGTGATCTGCTCAACAATGTTTGCATCCAAATTTGATTTCAGAGCTGTCACTTCATCTTCGCCCATGGCTGTTTCAGTCCAGCCTTCAACGATTGACTCAGTGAGATCAGCGAAAGGAATGAAGTTTCCAATGTCATCAGTAGAGATGCCTTGCGTACCATACACGCTTGCAGTGTAAGGCACATCTTCGTGCGTTTGATCGCTTGTCGCTGTAAGTCTCCAATGCACGACATAGACGACATCGCTGTGACTATCGTGTGTGGGGTACACATCGACGGTTTTACAATTCCAAGCATAAGTATTTGCCATTTTATTTTCCTCTTAGTTTGTTAATCTGGAATACTAGTAATAGGAACAGCGAAAGTTTCTTCATTGCTGTTCTTTTTCTCATTAATTTCAGATTCGATTTGGTTTTTTATATTAGTTATATAAGTATCGCCTAATGCAGATTGAACCCATCTGACAGCGTTTTCTTCTGTGATATCGTTTTTCGCCACATAAGATGATGGGCTTAATGATTCCAAACTAAGTTCAACTTCGCCAGACGAATAAGATTTGTATTCTCTACTAGCAACAGTTTCAG